CGGATGGTAGTGTTGGATTCTCACAACCAAGTGCAGCAACATATGTATCGGCCCAAACAGTAGGTGGTTCATATAACCGTAGAGTATATTTTGGATTTAGCTACGATTTCGATACAACAGACAACTTCAACTTCTTACGTCCGTTGCCTGTTGCTTCATATTTGACAACTGGTTCAAATGCAGACTTCTATCTTGGTGATTATAATCAAGCTGCTGGGGCAAACTTCCCATCATCTGCAACTGGATATAGTTCATCAATCGACCTTACTGTAAACACTGCTCTTGATACACGTAAGTTTATGGTTCCATTCCAAGGCGGATTTGATGGTCACAAGCCACATCTTCAAAAGAAGACGGGAACATACATTGTGAACACAAATACACAGGGATTTGATATTTCTTCAACATCAGCCGACGGTTATACATCATACAAGAAGGCAATTGACGCGGTATCTAACCCTGATGAATTTGACATCAACATGATTGTAACACCGGGTGTTGTTCACTCGTTACACTCACCGGTAACAACATACGCAAAGGACGTTTGTGAAGACCGTGGTGATGCTTTCTATGTAATGGACTTGGTTGGTATCAATGATAATATTAACACAGCAACATCAACAACAGAAGGATTTGATTCAAACTACACTGGTACATATTATCCGTGGGTGAAGATTCTTGACTTTGATAGAAACAAACCAATTTGGGTTCCACCTTCAGTTGTTCTTCCTGGTGTTATTGCATTCAACGACCGTGTTTCTGCTGAATGGTTCGCACCAGCTGGTTTGAATCGTGGTGGTCTCACAGAAGTTATCGAAGTGAAGACACGTCTTACACACGCTGAGCGTGACACACTTTATGAAGCACGTATCAACCCAATCGCAGTATTCCCATCAACAGGAGTATGTGTATGGGGTCAGAAGACACTTCAAGGTCGTCCGTCTGCTCTTGACCGTATCAATGTTCGTCGTCTCTTGATTGCAGCTAAGAAGTTCATCGCATCTGCTACACGTTACCTTGTGTTCGAACAAAACACAACACAAACACGTACACGATTCCTGAACATTGTTACTCCATATCTTGAGTCAATCCAACAACGTCAAGGTCTTTATGCCTTCCGCGTTATCATGGATGAGTCGAACAACACACCTGACATCATCGACCGTAACATTCTTTATGGCCAGTTGTATCTACAACCTGCTAGAACTGCTGAATTCATTATTCTTGACTTCAACATTCAATCAACAGGTGCAGCATTCCCAGGTGCCTAATTGAAATAATCGGGGGAGTTGAAAAATACTCCCCCAATTTTTTCTAAAGTCATCTATATTTATATGAAAGAGATTTTATAACTTGGAGAAATAAATGGCTGAACTACTCGATCCTACCGAAATATTTTTTACCCCGTATGAACCGAAACTTGCCAACCGGTTTATCATGTATATTGAAGGCGTCCCAGCATACCTCATCAAAGGTGCAGGTAGACCAAACATCAACTTCAACCCAATCACACTTGACCACATCAATGTCAAGCGTAAGGTAAAAGGTAAGGGTGAATGGCAGGACGTGACTATCAAGCTATATGACCCGATTGTACCATCAGCTGCACAGGCAGTCATGGAGTGGGTTCGTCTATCACACGAGTCTGTAACAGGTCGTGATGGTTATTCTGACTTCTATAAGAAGGACATCACATTCAACGTTCTTGGCCCAGTTGGTGACAAGGTTGAAGAATGGACTTTGAAGGGTGCTTTCATTACAGCAACAACATTTGGTGATATGGATTGGTCAACGGATAACTTCGTTGAAATCTCCCTCACACTTGCTTATGATTACGCAATCCTCCAGTTCTAATCGTTGAACATAAAATTTCATGGGTATCTTGGATTTTTTCTGAGATACCCATATTTATTTATACGAACAATATTGTTTCATTTAGTTATAGGATTTAGTTATGGCACAAGTATCAACCGGATATAATCTTCCAAAAACTGGAGCGGAGATGTCCGACGAAGAACTCAAAGCCCATTTGATGGCGGACTTCAAACAAACATCAGTCAAGAAATCGAATTTCCCAACGGAAATAATTCCACTCCCGTCAAAGGGTCTTTTATATTCAGAAGACCATCCTCTTGCCGAGGGTACGATTGAAATGAAGTATATGACTGCAAAAGAAGAAGATATTTTGACTTCACAGAATCTTATCAAGCAAGGCGTTGTTTTGGATAAGTTATTCGAGTCACTTATTGTTACACCAATAAATTATGGTGATTTATTTGTTGGCGATAAAAATGCAATCATGGTTGCAGCTAGAATTTTAGGATATGGAAAAGATTATGTAGTTGAAGTTGACGACCCGTTTTCACCTGGTACAAAACAAAAAGTTACAATTGATTTGACTCAAATAGAGCACAAGGAGGTGGATTATTCTCTGTTCGAGCAACGTAAGAACGAATTCGATTTCGAACTACCACAGTCAAGACGGGTTGTCACTTTTAGACTTATGACTCATAGTTTGGACAAACAAATACAGACGGAAATAAAAGGTATGAACAAAACAACTGTTCGTACAGGTATTGATAGAGAACTAACAACTCGTTTGAAAAATCTGATAATTGCAGTTGATGGTGAATCAGGTCGTGCTACCGTAAATAATTTTGTTGATAATGAACTATTTGCACTCGATTCTCGAGCACTACGTTCTTATATGAAGCAAATAACACCAGACCTTGACATGACCTTTACATTTGTTTCAGAAACAACAGGAGAGGTAAAGGAGATGGACATCCCAATGGATGTTTCCTTTTTTTGGCCTGGGAACTGATTATAAACTAGGATTACATGAGGAGATATTCTCTTTATGTTATCATGGAAAAGGTGGTTTTACATGGGATGAGGTTTATTGTCTCCCAATACACTTGAGAAGATTCTATATTCAACAAGTAATAAAGGCAATAGAAGAAAAGAACAAAGCGGAAAGTGCAGAATACAGCAAAGCAAAACGTTCGGTTCCAAGTTTTTCTTCATCACCTAAACAATAATATTCGGGGTTTACATATTTATAGGTATGTAAACCCTACTTTTTTACGGAGGAAAGAATGTCAATAACAAAATCAATAATGGATGCAGTCATAGATTTCATCGTAAAACGAAAAGTCGATAAATTGGAAAAGGCTTTTGGTTCAAACAAAAAATTAGTTGGTCATATTCGTGATATGTATAAAGCATATGGTGCTATAGAAAAAAATATAGATGATTTCTGCAAGAAATATCCTCAAGATTGTAAAGATGCACAAGAAAGACGCAAAAACTTCAGAGTATAATTGGTTGTACTAAATGGCTCGTAGAAATAATACACAAAATCCTAATCAGAATCAGCAACCGCAACAGCAACCGCAACAGCAACCGTCTCAGGCATCAGTTGATGCAGAGAACGCCAGAAGCAGAGCTGCATCAGAATATAGTCGTATTCAAGGAGAAATTCTAGAAACAGAAAGAGAACTCGCGGAATTAATGCAACGAGAATCACGAACTGTAACTGAAAATTACCAAATTACACAAAGAATATCGGAACTCGAACTAAACAGAAGAAGATCTAAACAAGAACTACAATCAATCGAATCAGAAATATCATCAATTTTAGATGACGAAGAAAATACTGAAAAAAATATAGTAGATATAATACGGAAAAGGCGGGAAAATCAATCTGAAATAAAAGACTTGACTCAATCTGTTCTAACAAGTATGAGAGAACAGAAACATCAGATGATGGAAATCAATGATGTTGGAAAACAAGTCACCGAAAATATGAGCGCAAGCCGGGGATTTTCAGAAGGATTTGGAAATATATTAGAAGTAGTAAATAATAGATTGAGTCAAGGAGTTAGTTTTTCAGATCAATTTATGGATACTCTTCAAGAAACGAATAGAGTTAGAGAAGATTATCGTAACCTTGAAAGAGAAATAGCGGATAATGCAAAAGCAGCTGCTGAAGGCAAATATGATGCCAAAAAAGTAGAAGAGGATTTGGTAAAGAAAATGTCCAAACTTCGTAGTGATGAAGAAGGTTATGAAGATAAAGTCAAGGATTTCATGAAAAATAAGAAAGACATGACTGAAGAACAAATAAAAGCAAAGAAGCTAGAATTGAGACTTGAAAGAGAGGCATTAAATGCAAGAGAAGTTTCACTGAATGCAATGTCCGAACAAAATAAAGTATTGGGTGAATCATCTAAAACAGCCGAAAAAACACTTGGGGTACTTGATAAAATAACAAGTGGGGATTTCAAAGGTGCACTACTTCAGAAATTTGGACTGGATGACATCAATTCTCAGCTAAAAGAAAAAGTTGGTGGTGCCCTTGTAAATGTAGTAAAATCTGTAAAAGCCGGTGACTTGAAAGGTGCATTTTCTGAAGCTGGTAAAGGTCTCAAGAGTATTCTTGATATGGCTGGTAAATTGACAATGGCACTCGGTATTGGTGCCCTTTTTATGTTAGGAAATTTCCTAATAAGCTCATTCGGAAAACTAGATAAAGAAGTTTCACAACTTGGTAAAGACTTTGGTATAAGTAAGAATGAGGCGAAAGAACTTCATCATACTGCAGTAGACGTTTCAAATGAAATGCGAGTTACTGGAATACATTCTGAAGAAATTGCAAAGAGTCTAAAAACAGTTAGTGATAATCTCGGTGGAATTGATTTGACTGGTGCATTTGCAAGTGGTAATGCTCAAGTTCAACAGATGGTAAAAGATACCGCACTTCTTACCGAAAAATTTGGATTGAGTGCTGAAGAAGCTGGTAATCTAAGTAACATAGCTGCCATATCTGGTAAATCGGTTGGCGAAATGAGTATGATGGCATCTACTCTTGGTAAGGGTATATTCTCTGCAAAAGACTCTATGAAAATACTTGCTGGTATTCCAAAGAGTATTGTATCTCAAATGTCAAAAATGCCAGAGGCAATGATAAAGACTGCAATGCACGCAAAGATGCTTGGTATGAATATGAAGCAAATTGCGGACATTGGTCGTAAGAGTCTTGATATTGAACAGTCTCTTGAGGCTGAAATGGAAGCCCGTGTATTGCTTGGTCGAGAAATAAACTTGGATGCCATGAGACAAGCTGCACTTGCAGGTGACCAAGAAAAGGTAATGAACGAACTTCTAAAACAAGTCGGTTCGATGGAAGACTTCAATAAGATGAATGTACTTCAGAAAGAAGCTCTCGCAAAAGCTGCAGGTATGGAAGTTGACCAAATGGCTGAAATGCTTGGAAAACAAGAAGAACTCAATAAGGCTGGATTATCACAACAACAATTACAAGAACTCCAAGCAAAAAATGCAGGTGATTTGGCAAAGATGGCTGCAGAAACTGGTGATAAAGACAAAAAGGCATATCTTGAAAAATTGGCCGCAGAGAAAAAGTCTGAAGAAACACAAGCAGCAATGGCGGATTTGATGAAACGAATTCAGGAAATTGCTGTAAAACTGTTAGATCCAATATTGGATATGGTTGACGGTCTTATGAATGGAAAAGACGGTGCCGAGGCAATGGATGGAATTCTAAATGCAGTAAAAGGAACCGTTGGTTTTATAAAACCTATTATTGCAGCTATAGCTGCTACAATAGGTTATATTGTAAAACCATTGACTTGGATACTTGGATTATTTGGAGATTCTAAAGAACAGACTCAAGAAATAGCAAAAACAACAGGAAAAGTTGGAGATGGAGTACAAGCAGTCACTAACCAAGTAAAACCACTAACATCTGGATTTGGAAGTGTTCTCACTGCTCTTACTGCAATAGGTAGTTACTTCTTTGGTAAATCTTTACTCGTAAAGGGAATGGATTTACTCAAAACTAAAGCATTGGATTTTGGTTCTGCTATGGTATCAAAAGTTGCTGGTTCATTTGATAAAGTACAAGACAAAGCAACTGGTGTAACTAAAACACTTATGGGTAAAGTCAGCGGAGCAACCAAGAAAATTGGTGAAAAGATTGGCGGAAGTGTTGCAGATAAAGGGGCAGAAGCTGTATCAAAGGCACCAATTCCAGACGGTCCTGGTAAAAAAGGTAGTGCATTTAAAGACTTTTTTGAAAAAATGGATCCAAAGAAAATGTTAGCTGGTGCCGCGGCACTTCTTATTGTTGCTGCCGCACTTTATGTTGCAGCAAAGGCAATGCAAGAGTTTTCAAATGGTGTGGAGTGGAAGGGTGTAATTATGGGAATAGTTACATTAGGCGCATTAGTCGCGGCAGTTATGGTACTTGGTGGCGTAATGTCATCTGGTGTAGGTGCACTGGCAATTATGGGTGGAGCCGCTGCACTGCTCATACTATCAGCTGCTTTATATGTTATGGGTAAGGCAATGCAAGAATTTTCAAAAGGAGCTGTTATACTAATTCCATTTTTTCAAGAAATGACTAAATTGGATATGGATAAACTTGCAAGATTGGCCATAAACATCGCACTATTAGGTGGGGCATTTGCTCTTCTTGGTACAATGATGGTGCCTATAATGATGGGCGCTGCTGCATTTGCAGTATTAGGTGCATCACTTGCCGTGTTCGGTGTTGCTGCGATGATTGCTGGAAAAGGAATAAAGGACATAACCACAAGTATTGCAGAACTTTTAAATTTTGATAGTTCAAAATTTGATGGAGTTGCAAAGGGTCTTGGAACTATTGGTGATGCCATTTTGAAAATGGGTGCTGGTAGTTTGATGTCTGGTGTTGGTGACGGCATATCCAAATTATTTGGTGGTGGAGAAAGTCCATTGGACAAGGTGGCAAATATATCACAAAAACTAAATCCAGAAAAACTATCCGCAACAGCGAAGGCCATAAAAGATTTGGCAGATTCATTCAAGTATTTTGCAGATGAAACCGCAAAACTAAAAGAGTTTGATACAGATAAATTAGACTCAATCATACAAAAAATGGAAGAAGTCCAACAGGCAGAAGCCGCAGGTGGCATGGCAAAGGCAGTGACTGGAGTAGCAAATGCGGTTACTGGATTTATTGGTAATCTGTTTGGTTCTCCAGAACAACAATCGTCACAACCAGTTTCTGCTGGTACTACTGCGATTAGTGGAGCCGGTGGCGGAGGTGGTACAACAAATATGGCTAATGTTGAGAAGAAACTCGATACACTTATATCTGTTATATCACAAGCTGCAAACCAACCACTTGTTATCAAGTTTGGTGAAAAGACTATTGAAGAAATAAAAACACAACTGAATTTCAAAAAAGCAACAAATATTGGCGTAACAAAGACCTATGGTAAAACAGTCCAATAACATTGATACGATGATATTTATACTAAACAATGGGTAACACATGGCATTAGTAGATTTATCATCCGACCTTTCTAAATTTCGTTCTGAAGTTTCTCGTGAACCAAAGAGTACACCAGAGTCATCAAAGGCAACGAATAATAAGAACTTTGCAACCTTTCAGCCTATAACTGAAAAGTTGTCTCAGTTTTCTATGAATGTGAAACGCCAAGAGCCTAAAAAGTTGGAATCCAAACTTGAGTCTACAAATTTAGATGATATAAAAAAAGTGGTTTCTCAAAACTTGATAATCAATCGAGTTTCGAGATTGTCAAACATAAACCAAGATTATGATGGACAAAATAGGGCTGCAATTCCTACCGCGATGGTATCTGAAAGACTTGGACAGGTTCAAATAACTGAATTTTCTAGCAGACTAACAAAATCAGATATTATCCCGATAAAACAATCACAGGGTACTAATAACAATATATCTGGTATAAATGTAGAAACTCAAAGTCAGGGGATTTATAACAACATATCCCCTGTGGAAGTTACTAATGATAAGGACGAACAATCCAACAATATAGTAAATCCAGATGTAGATATAATTGTACCCGTTCAGTCATTTGATAGAACGGCAACTAGCCCCGATATAAAACCAAATCTAACTGATTCTTCGGATAATATAACCGACCCAAAAATCGAAATAACAAGACCACCACAATCTTTTGATAGGGAAGAACAATCTATTGAAATATCAAAAGATTTAGTTTCACCTATCAACAATATAACTGATCCAAAAACAGTTTTAGACTTGAATGTTCTTACATACGAAAGAGCAAAACAAAGTCCTCCGATAGTGACTGATAGAAGACAAGATGGCTTTGTAACAGACCCAAAAACGGGTGTTTTTAGATTTGATGGGGCAACTATACAGACTGACGATAATAGTAGACTGAATATAGATGGATTGCCTATTAGATTTATTCCAATATCTCAATTGGAAAAATTCGAATTACCACGAGAAGTCGATATAGCAAGATATGACTTGGAATCTATACAGACTGAAGATAACAGTAATCTGAACGTGGATGCCGTTATAAAAACAAATCCTTCTGGTAGACATGAAGACCCATCCGTTTCTGGACTCTCTATAATCGGAACACAATCTGTAAACTTTTTTACAGACACAAAAGCCAAGGGGTTTGTAGTTAGACAACAAGGTGGAGAAACATTATACACAGGACAGTCTGTATTTGGATGGTCTGGTAAGCGTGAGTCCGCTCCAACAACCAATTTTATATCCGATACAAATGGTAAAGGTTTTACAAAGTTTGCACAAATTGGACAAACATTGTATGAAACGGAATCTTCTGTTTTTGGTTTTACTACAATACAATCTACTGACTTTTTTGATGTGACCAAAAAGTACAGTTCCGATGGATTCAAATTATTTGCGACTTTATATGAATCAGACTACAAAAAAGATTCGTCACAATTTACCTTCAATGGTGCCGCAGATTCTGCACCTGTTATAAACTATTTTGATTTGAACGGAAAAGTTACATCTGATGGCTTCCACAAATTTGCTCAGATTTATGACACCAAATATGTACCAGATTCTTCACTATTCACATGGACTGGTAATAGAGATGGTGCACCAGAATCAAACTTCTTTGATGTAAATTCTACTTCAACTACTTCTGGATTCCATAAGTTTGCGCAAATCTATGATACAAAGTACATACCAGATTCTTCAATCTATGACTGGGATGGTACACGAGAAGATTCTCCGGAAGTAAACTACTTCGATATTTCTGGTAAGAATACAAAATTTGGATTCCATAGATTTGCTCAGATTTATGATACAAAATACATACCGAACTCTTCAATTTATGACTGGGACGGTACTTCTGAAAATGCACCTGAAGTAAACTATTTTGATATAATAGGAAAAAATACATCGCAAGGATTTCATAAATTTGCTCAATTGTATCAAACAAAATATGTCCACGAATCTTCGGATTTGGATTGGAATGGTGTAAGAACGGATGCACCTGAAGTAAACTATTTTGATATTACAGGAAGAAACACAAACGCCGGTTTTCACAGACTGGCTCAATTATATGATACAAAGTATATTCATGAGTCATCCGATTTTGATTGGAATGGTGTAAGAACAGACGCACCTGAAGTAAACTATTTTGATTTGACCGGTCAACATACAACAAGTGGATTTCATAAACTTGCACAGATTTATGATACAAAATATGTTCATGAGTCTTCATTGTTTGATTGGAATGGTGTAAGAACAGACGCACCTGAAGTAAACTATTTTGATCTTGGTGGAAGAAATACAACAATTGGTTTCCATCGTCTGGCTCAATTATATGATACAAAGTATGTTCATGAGTCTTCATTGTTTGATTGGAATGGTGTAAGAACAGATGCACCTGAAGTCAATTTCTTTGACCTAAATAGACAACATCAGACAGTTGGATTTCATAGACTTGCTCAAAAGTATGATACCAAGTTTATCAAAGACTCTTCTTTATTTGATTTTGACGGCGGAAGTAGTAATGCACCTGAAGTTAATTTCTTTGACTTGAACGGTCAATTCACATCAAAAGGATTTGAGAAATTCCCACAGGCACTCGTAACTAGGTACATAAAAGATTCATCTCGATTTGATTTTGATGGGAATAGTAAAAGTGCACCTGAAACTGATTTCTTTGATCTTTCTAATAAATTTACATCAAAGGGATTCGAGAAGTTTCCACAATTATTAGTTACCAAATATATCAAGGATTCTTCGCAGTTTGATTTTGATGGAACAAGTAAAAGTGCACCAACAACAGACTTCTTCCCAAACACCAATTCAAAAGGATTCACATCGTTCCCTCAAAAACTTCAGACGGAATATGTAAAAGACAGTAGTGAATTTACATTCAAAGGTTCTTTACCATCAGCAGTGAATTTCTTCCCAGATGATAACCAATCTGGATTTATAAATAAGACACCGTTGTTGGAAACAAAATACGAAAAGGATTCATCAAGATTTACGTTCAAAGGTACTTTACCAGAACCAGTTGATT